GCCCCACTATATCAAATTCAAATGCTCCGTTAGCAACCTTATCTTTGGTTGACCCCATCGCCAATGCCCCACCAGTCTTTATTCCAGTTGACGCAATTTTTGCGGTGTGGCAGGTAATCTTATCCCCCATTGTGGGCGTATCAACCGAAGCATATAACTTTCCACAAGTTCCATTCAAACACACATAATCATCTGGAGTTGGACCCGTGTTTGCTGTGAATCTCCAGTAATTAGTCGCAGCAAGAGTCTGACCCACAAGGCCAACAAATGAATAACCAGCTGCTGCAACGGGAAGAGTATGACTAACATCTCCAACAATCTGTCCAGTATTAGTAATCACGGTATCGCTTACTTGGGCCGCCGATAAACCAAGTGCAGCAGATCCGTCAACCATCGCCTTGGTGGTGATAGGAGTGGTTATCACGGGGGAGGCAATAGTTGGAGCCTGATTGAAAACGAGAAGCGGAGTTCCAGAAGCCGATCCTGTCTCGTCACTAATTTTTCCATAAAGCTGAGCAGATGTTGTGGAAGCAAAATCACCCAAGGTATTCTCAAGTTTAGCAAGTGTTCCAGTAGTAGCGGGTAAAGTAAGAACCGTTGTCCCTGCTGTTGCAGTAGGAGTCAAAGTGATTGTTCCAGAAGTGCCTCCATTAAATATAGTTTGGCCTGCTACACCTGATGCACCAAGGGTTAAGGAACCTGTTGCCGTGGCCTTTAAAGTAGGAGCGGAAAATTCCAGATTCGCTGTCCATCCGGTTGACGCACTCGTCAGGGTGTTGCCTTGATTCGCCTGTGCATAAATTACTGCGCTATCTGTCAGGTAAATATGACCCCATTCAAGGGCAGTCGTACCAATCGTAGACGCTCCAGCAGAGGTGGGAGTTATAGAAGTTGTAAAAGTAGGAGCAGTAAACACGTTGACTCCCGTGAAGGTCTGTCCCGCATCCGTTCTGGCAAGGGTCGCCGTTGCTCCTGGGAAGGTATAAGTCGCAGCACCAGTTCCAGAAAAGGTGTATCCCGCATAAGCTGAAATTACTCCAATACCACCTGAAAGCAATGGTTGACCAGCCGCAACACCAGCTAATGAGGCATATGTATTAGAACTTGTCGCCTGTAAAATGTCTCCGATTGTAGCAGCATTAGGTAGAACAAGGGTTGACCATGCGGGGACTGTTGTGGTTCCAGCTCCTCTCAAAAATTTTCCTGCTGCGCCTCCACCCAATGGAGACATCGTATTAGTTCCAGTAGCAGCCCAAATATCCCCAGCCGTACAGGTGTTGGGGATTTTTATGGTTGAATAAACTGGGGCTGCTGTAGTTCCATTTGCTCTTAAATAAGAACCGGCCGAAACAGCCGCCAATTTTGCAACCGTAGTAGAGGCACTTGCATAAGGAATATCGCCGACAGCATAAGACGTGAGTCCTGTTCCCCCCTGGTTAACGGGCATTGTGCCGCTTGAAGTCAAAACACTGGAACTATCCGTAAATACAGGTTTTGATGCCGTTAGATTGCCAATCACGGGCGAGGTCAATGTCTTGTTGGTCAGGGTTTGGGTCGCTGCCAATCCGACTATCGTATCAGCTACCGATAGGGTCGGGACAGATAAAAGATAGGCATCCTGAGTATTCGTGGAAAGGGTATATTTGTAAAGCCCCGGAGTGGCAACTCCATAAATCTGCCTATTGACCGTCTGAGCGTAGACAATTGTCGCTACTGCAAGGACAGCAATCAAACCAATGATAAAATTTCTTTTCATTGGGATACCTCCTGATATTTTATTTTTATTTGCCTGGAGCCTTAACGGTCAAGACTCCAGGGTTAAAGGGTTTAAGAAAGGAGGATCACGATGATCAATCATCCTTCGGAAAAGTACTGGCCGCCAGATTTTGGATCCAGTAAACATAATCAACCGCACCTATTTCCACATCCCATGCCACTCTTGCTTGGAATGCAATCCTTCTTTTCAGGTAGGATTCGGTATCCGTTCCAAGGGTGACATATTCAAACCGGAGCTTCCATTTCCGCTTCATCTCTTTCTTCGGAGCGCCATAATACCAGGCCGTTGTTGAGAGATCATCCAGCTTGGGAGAGCTCAACCTTCTTTCAATCGGGAAATTCCACATCCCTCCAGGCCCCCAATTTGATTTCTCGTTTTCTATTCCTGGAACATATTCGGAATTCATAATCTTATTGAGCTTTCCGATAAGGGCATCAGGAACCAAAATCACTCTCTCGGATTGGGGAACACTGATTCTTTTTCCCCTACTATTCAGCATGGTGGCTAATCTGACACGAGCATTCTCCAAGTCTGTTTCATCTGTAAGTGCGTTGCTCTGCACACACGTCCCACTCGGTGCTCTTGTTCCTGGAGTGTTAGCCGTAGCTGAAAACAAAGATGTTCCCGTTCCGTTTGGTCGGTAGACATAGGGCTCTGCCGCTGAAGCCGCCGAACCGTCATAGTCACATATTCTTTTCAGGGTCTGTTCCTCTACCCAATCGGCTGCGATTTCACCAAGACCGTTGATCTTGGCGATAATGTCTGGCAATTCGTTCTCCTCAATCGCCTCTTGGGTGATGGTCAGCATTCGCCCATTTCTCTTGTGCCTAATTTCCGCTTTCTCTTCGGTTGCCCCGATTTCGGGAAACTCCTTCCCTTCTCCCACTTCTTCGATATCTTTATCGAGAGTCGAAACCGCTGCAATGGAAGTGACCTTTTTAGTGTCCTCAAAATCCTCTACTAATGCCTCCCCGATTGTCGGAACCCCGGCATAGGCATCGTTAATCATAGCGATTGCAAGATTCCCCGTGAGGACTGGAAACGCCGAAGCCATGACCGCTCTTGTCCCCATACCCATCACATCGATTCTTACCGGGACTTTCACGTCACAAAGAGCTGCAAAAAGATCCTTCAAACTCCTCATCTTTCGGAGCGAAAGTTTCTTGTCATCAATTAATTTCTGTACTCGCTCCATGAACAAGGCGGGATTCTGTTTTGCCATATCTCGGATATCTCTTAGAGAAATATCGGTCCCGCCCGATCCGATCCTGATATCCCCAATAATTCTTTTTTCCATTTCTTCTTTACCTCCTTTTCAATCAAGTTTTGAAATTATCCTTCTACGGTGATCTCGCTATCCGCACCACTGAGACTGTTGGCAGCGATCCAATTAGTTCCATCCCAGACCAGCTCGACAAAATCCCCGATATCAGTCATGGAGATATATTTTCCGGCTGCTTGAAGGGCACCCTTGATATAAATTCCTGAAGTGTCCGGTTTTGGATCGATTACCACAGTGGCATCTCCACCAACAACGATTTTGACGTTCCATCCCACAGGAACGATTGCGTTCGGTAAGGTAATCGTTTGTGCTTCTGTAACCAGAAATAGCGCACCGCAATCCTCAATCTTGAGAGTAATATCATCGGTTACAGTCACAACTTTCATCAACTTATTTTTAAGGACCCTCTGCATCCAGTAAGAATAAACTGGATTGAAAATCACTTCAGCCGAAGAAATACTTCTGAGTGTCGTCCCAGATTCGGGATAGTTTGAAACTCCAACCACAAAGGCAACGGCATCCCCATCGACATCTCTCGTGAGCTTCTGGCTATCGCTTGCCGTCAGTTCAAGTCCGTCTCCGAGGGCAACCTGGGCAGCCGCATCAAGGGCAAACTCAAAAACATCGTCTGGTCTCAATGCCATAAATTCCATATAGCGGGCAAGGCCATCGGATTTTTGCTCCTCATTTGCGATTGCCAAAGCATAACGCCGATCCGCTACGGCACTAACAGGAATGAAATAGGTTGATGTCTCATCGTAGGTGCAGATTTCACCTCTCTTGATCTCCGCAGTCGAACCCGCCTGCACCAATCCCGGGAAAATCAGAGGTTTTTCCCCACTAAGATTTTTGACAAATGGATATTTGTTTACAGCAGTCATTTTTTTCTACCTCCTTTTGATTTGATTAGAAGTTCATTAAAACAGGATTTGAGATCGCATCCACAAGGGCATCATCCGAGATCCCTTTTAAGATTGCCTCGCCGGATTTTTCATCTCCCTCGCCCCCATCTCCTGGTTTTCCCCTATCCTTCCCGACCTGTTTGAAGAGTTCATCCATGATCTCATCTTCTTTTTTCCCTTCACTTAATAGGCGGAATGCTATTCCCTCAAGGCCCACCGCTGCCGCTCGGTTGAATACTCTCTTCAGCCCTTCTTTGTCGGTATCCTTTTGGGTTTTTAATGCCTCATCGATTTTCAACTGAAGTTCTTTTTCTTCCATTTCTTTCTTCCCTCCTTTTTCCTCTATTTGCCGGTTGATCTCTGACTCCGGGTTAAAATTTTCATCTTCGATAACTGGCTCCTCTATCTCTATACCATCAAGGGAGCGGATCGCCTCCCTTCCAATTCCAACAGTATGATCGGCAGGAATTGGAGTTAAAGAAATCTCAATCGGCGCCCATTTTTCAGCAATATAAATTGGATTTGAATCCTCATCCTTTGGTCCTTTGACTTTCTTTGTGGCAAGCTCATATTCCTCGCCTATGGCAAGTTTCTTGAATTTCGCCACGGCATAACCAACAGAGACACCCCTCAGCGATCCACTCTTTACCCTTGCCAAGGCCAACTCTCCTTCGGCGGTTTCATCAAAGTGCCCCGTTCCTCTTCCTTTCCCATCATCGTAATTAATATTCTTGATCGGTCCCACAATTGCCTTGCTATCATGCCCAAAAAGCATCGAATGAAGACGACCTTTGATAATAGCATCCTCTTTATGGGATAGGATTTCTTGGCCAAACCACCTTTGAAGTGCTATTTCAGAAGAGAAAGATAAATCAACTTTTCTTCCTTCGGTATCAATTGTTCTTTCGTCAATCTCTATGTCTCGATAGAAAAGATCATTCCCTTTTATTCCATCCATTTCTTTTTCTCCGCTTGCGGCCTCAAATGAACCGCCTTTTGATTTGCAATGAGCACGAGCGTCACTGGCTTTCCAGATGTCTTTTGGATACCTCATGCTATGAAGTTCAGATTTATTGTTTTTGATTCCATACAAAAAATCGATACACTTTTTATTATGTTTTATTTTACAAT